AAGATGGTTCAAATATTCCTCAGTAGGTTTCAGATTATTTGAAGTTAATATAGCAACGTACATGAATGCAGTGATATATTGACCATCTGATCTTCTCACTCTCTTTTCTATTCTATTGTAATGCACACCTGCACATTCAAATTTGTCAAGATTCTTGTATAGGTGTGAATCTTCAAGTCTGTATAAAATACCTTCGACTTGATGCTTCTTGCTCTTAATAATATTTGCAAATCCTTGTCCTGCTTTCTTCGACTTCTTATTGAAAATAAGCTTATGATTTGCAAGCAAACCAGAGCAACAATAATTCCAAATTGCTTTGCGTTGAAACATTCTTGCTCTATCCATATTACTACCAAATGCAAAATACCATTTAGTAGTAGGTGCAGGTATTTTCTGCTTGTGCGGTGCGCTTAGATTGTGCAGGTGTTCACCTTTCTTATGCTTCAAGTGTTTCATTTTCTTTTCTCCATTGTGATAGTTCATATTCTGCTTCTTGGAGTTCATGTCTTGCATCTTCCAAGTCTTCCAGATATTCATACATGTCTTCCAGTTTGTTTTCTAGCACGCTTAATTCATGCTCCATATTCTTCTTCTTAAATAAGTTAGTTTGTTCATTTTGAAGCAAGTTTTTAAGTTCAGTTATTTGATCATCAAGTTCATTCAATTTGACATAACTGAAAACATTGTTGTTTGCTCTTTTGAGTTGATTAAACATATTTTCCTCTCTCTCTTTCTAATGGTTTAATAAAATTGCTCTAATGACTTGGAAGATATTATAGTCTCTCTCTTTCACACAAGCAGGAATATGAGTGAATATAGGTGCTTGTCTTGTGCTTTCTTCCTGTACATTCTCTTCCTGCATTGCAAATCTTTTCCATTGAAAACGTCCATCATGTTTTGTCCAGAGATACAAATATTCAATGTATTCTGTATGGTTGTTTTCTTCATTTAAAAAGTCTTCAAGACTTTCATTTCTCCGGTCTGTAGAATTTGCTTTCTCGTGCTCTGTTTGTTCACAGTTTCTTTCAACATATTGATGAAGTGAAGAAAAGAAACCTTTCACACAAAGACTAAAAGCTTTCTTCCTTGTATTGAAATTCTCGTTCAATACTTCCAGAAGACTATCACCGTCCATCTGGACATGACTTGAAATAACGCAACCATGATACCTTTCATTGTTGTTTCTTGTCTTATAACCTATTCTTGCTCTAGTGCTCATATTATCCTCTCTCTCTTTAGGAAGTTAAGCGCACTTTTTACGGTGCGCTCTGGTTGAAATTATAAGTTTAAATTATCGTTGAATTCACCTTCGCATTCTGGATTGTGCTCTGCAATGTATCTTGCAAGACTTCCATTTCTGGAAGAAGTAAGAAAACATCTTGAACCAGCACTTCTTGGTCGTGAAACTTTATGAATACCAGTTTCAAAATGAGTACATCCAGAGTTGAAAGAAAAATACTTGTCTCTCAATACTAATCTGCGAAACTGGTAGAATTTCTTGACTTCTTTTGATGTATCAAGAATTTTGAACATCTTTTCAAATGATGGTTTATGAGTTTTGGAAAGTTTCTTCCTGTTATTCGATGCAAAGACCATCATGTCTTGAGTTAAGATAATCCAGTTTTTTAATTTCAGGAATTCAGTGCTTGAAGAATGATGTCTGAATTCAATAGTATTATGTGCTCCATAAGCAGAGTAAATATTGAGTTTGCAATTCCTTGCAAATTGTGAAGAAAATGCAGTACGCATATTTTCACGTTTTGTTGAAGTGCATCTTTCTCGTGCAATCCATGAATGCAGAGACTTCTTGCTTTCCATTACATCAAACAATGATGGTGCAGTATCGTTTGAATTCTTCATAGGATAATTATATGAATTACTTGCTCTTCTACTCATAGGTTGAAGACTGTCAAGAATGGTCTCATAATATGTATAGAATTGACTTAATTTGATCATTTGCTCAGTATTAAGCATTCTAGCGTCATGGTGGACATGAATTCCGCAAGACTTGTTAACTGTAACACCTATTTCATTGATTGCTTGAAGCACTTTCTCAAGCTTGTCAAGACCATCTTGTCCTTTAAGTATTGGTGAAACTATTTCTGCTTGGTGTGGATGTGAGGAAGTAGTGCGGATTGTTGCATCGGAAACTAACTTCCATTTATTTTCTGTAGTATCTTGATGATTGTACCTTTCAGAAGTGATCCTGAAAGTATCACCTAATTTTTCTTGCATCAATCTAGCAAGTTGATCTCGTGAAACTGGTGAAACAGTTTCTATTTCTATTCCAAATGTGTTTTCACTTAATTTTAATTCACTCATTTAAACCTCTCTGTTTAAGACTTTAGAATTAATCTATACATTCAACTCACTATGAATTGATGTATGATTCATCATACCATACAGTGTCAAACAAATGTTAACAACTGAAAACATTGAAGAAATTAAGTCATGGGTACTGATATTATTGAGGATTTTTAGCACATTCATGAAGCAAGAAAAATGAATCTTTTTTTCACTAATTTAAAAAATGTAATGATTCCAGTGTTTTAGATACGATATTTTTTTTCTCTTTTTTTGTCTTTTTTGAAAAAAACTGAAAATAACATGAAAAAAATGATGGTTTGAAAGACTCAAAGATGTATTGAATTGATGCACTTATGTAGCACTTATGTATGGTTAAAATAAGCGTATTTCTTTAATAATATCAGTAATTAATAAGATGAAATTAAGTAAATATGTAAATTATTTACGAGAAAAAAGTGTAGAATAAAATTCTATCGTGGATAATACTGAAATCATTGAACTTTATCTTGTTTTGATGGTATGCTGTAATATGGTGAAAGAAAGTGATTAATACATTTTACATAAGTGCAAGAAATATTGGTGAATTGGGTAATGAATTCAATGACTTCCAAGATGAAAACGTGATACATAAATGCTACATATATGAAAGGAATAAAAAATAGAGGTGTGCAGATTCATAAAGTGAAAACTAAGTATTCAAGAAAACTTAAATACAAGGTGAATTATGTCAGGAACGAAACAGAAGACAAAAAATAGACAAATCGTGCAGGAAAAGCTCGCAGATGAAAACTTCTGGAATAAACTATTCATAGCTATTGGTGAGGAAGGTATTTCGCTCACTGAATATTGTGCGCTCGAAAACGTGCATTATAATAAGGTTGCTTGGAAGTTAAAAAGTGATACTGATCTGCAATCACAATATGCGTGCGCACGAGAAATTCGAGCACTGAAAAATGCAGAAAAAATTGATCAACTAGCAAGTAAAGTAGAAAACGAGCAAATTAAACCAGATGCAGGACGAGTAGCAATCGATGCACGCAAATGGTTAGCATCAAGACTTGATCCAGCACAATTTGGAGACAAGATTGAAAGCACTGTGAAGGTTGTAGACATGAATCAAGTGTATCTGAACGAGCTTAAAGACTTGATGCGCACCAAATCCAAACCAGCACCCAAAGTGATCAACGAATGAAGGACGGCTGCCGTTTTCTTTAGTTCAATACAGCAGAGCAGAGACTTAAAGCACTGAAAACACTGTAGAAATGCACGTTTATGAGTAAAAAAGCAGGAAAAAGCAGAAAAAAGTCAATAAAATCAGTAATTTTTCAACCCCCGGTCGCTTCAACGAGTGACGCTGTAGCTGGAGAACCGTTTCATCCGTAAATTACTTAGGTTCAAAAATTTTTTTAAAAAAATCTCAGCATGAAGGTCATTGATAATTTTTTAGAAGATTCTGTTTTCAGTTCTTTACAGGACAAATTTTTAAGTCCTAACGTATGTTGGCATTTTGTACCATTTACTGATGGTGACAATAAGAATAACGACCAGTTTTTCTTTGGACATAACCTTTACATCAACCATTCATGGGTTTCGAGCTTGTCGAAGGATCTTTCACCTCTTATTGCAAAGATAAATCCAATGGCAGTTCACATGATAAGAGCGAATTTAATGACAAAGTCGGAAAGACACATTGAGAGCGAGTTTCATTCTGATTTAGATGAAAACTCTCCAACGGCTGATAAGATTAATCTCTGGACAACGGCAATTTTTTACATTAATGATTGTAACGGATACACCAAACTTGAGGATGGAACTGTTATAGAAAGCAAAGCAAACAGACTTTTAACTTTCTCTTCTGATATAAAGCATCTTGGTGCAACGTGTACTGATGAGAAGCGGAGAGTTCTTATTAATCTTAACTACATCACTTAAAATGAATCAAACCGCATTAGCCGACACCTTACGTCAATTTCAGCAACGCTACATCCATGAACCAGCACTTTTTGTAAAAGAAGTTCTTAAAATAACACCAGACCCTTGGCAAGCACAGGTTTTAAAATGGGTGACAGATGGAGAGCGCAGGATTTCCATCAGGTCTGGACATGGCGTAGGAAAAAGCTCGTGTGCATCTTGGTTAATGATCTGGCATCAGCTTACTCGGTTTCCACAGAAGACAGTTGTGACTGCACCGTCTCATTCTCAGTTGCATGATGCATTAGGAGCAGAGGTTCGGAAGTGGATCACGGTATTACCAGATGTTATTAAGGAGCAGTTGGAGGTTTTAAGTGAGCAGATCCGTTTAATTGCGGCTCCTAGTGAGAGTTTCATAAGTTTCCGTGTTTCCAGACCAGAAAAAGGGAGTGCCGAAACTCTGCAAGGGGTTCATAGTGACCATGTTTTGCTTTGTGTAGATGAAGCATCCGGGATAAACAACGCAATTTTTGAGGCAAGCGCAGGCTCAATGTCGGGAGACAACGCTGTTACCTTACTTTTAGGTAACCCAGTGCGGGGACAAGGATTTTTCTATGACACGCACAACAAGTTATCTGATGACTGGAATACTTTGCGTGTAAATTGCGAAGATTCGTCAAGAGTGAGCAAGGATTTTATAAAGGAGATAGAATCTCGTTACGGACGAGATAGTAACCAGTTCAGAGTTCGAGTATTAGGAGAATTTCCACTAGCAGATGAGGACGCAATCATTCCAAGACATTTAGTTGAGAGTGCAGTTGCTCGTGATGTTGAGAGCGTTGGAGGAGATGTAATTATAGGAGTTGATGTAGCACGTTATGGTAGTGATGCAAGCGCAATTTGTGTACGTCAAGGAAACAAGATCATTGGTGATAAGATAAAGACTAAGCGAGGACTGGACACGATGCAGGTAGTTGGTTGGATTAGGACGGAGATGGAGGATTTAAAGAAGCAGAAGTATGAAATTGGTGAAGTTTGTATAGATTCGATTGGTTTAGGCGCAGGAGTTGTTGACAGGTTACTAGAGGAAGGAGTTGACTGTCGAGGAGTAAATGTTGGAGAGTCACCAAGTATAGGAGGTAACTATCTGAATTTACGGACAGAATTATGGGAAAAATGCAGGTTATGGTTTGAAGGACGAGATGTAGTAATACCGAATGACGAGCAGTTAATTAATGAGTTATGTTCAGTCAGTTACAGTTATTCTTCCACTGGAAAGACGAAGGTTGAGAGCAAGGATGATATAAGGAGGAGGTTAAGGATGTCTCCCGACTCTGCTGACTCTCTGATTTTAACATTTGCGAGTTATGCAAGTCGGAATTCTCTTGCATCATGGAGTAAACCATTGAACAGAGAGATATTAGGAATTGTGTAAGATACGGAAAGACTTGATCTTTTTTTGTTTTACGGAGAGATTTACTTTAAAGAACTTTTCTCGGAGAATTCATGGCTCAATACGATGAAATAGACGAACAATCTGCTGAACTTGAACAGGAACAGATTCGTTTAGCAGGTGACACTGCAATGGACGAACAGGAGTTGGAGAGTATCGTTGCAGGTCTGATTGAGGAAGCACAGGATTATATTGATCTTCAGGAAGCTCCTGATCGCATCCAAGCATCTGATTATTATAATGGAAAACCATTCGGAAATGAGGAGGATGGACGCTCTCAGGTAGTTGACAGGTCAGTTCGTGATACGATCCAGTTGATGTTACCTCAGATAATGAGGATTTTCTTTGGATCTGAAAGAGTAGTAGAGTACCAGCCACGATTTCCAGAGGATGTCGCAAACGCTGAACAAGCCAGCGACTTTGTTAACCATGTTGTATTAGGACAGGACAATCCAGCTTTTTCGACCTTTCACTCGATCTTTAAGGATGCGCTTATAAAGCGAGTTGGCATAGCCAAAGTTGACTGGGAACGTATCGAAGAAGTTGAACATGAAGAGTACACTGGTCTTGATGATCTAGCACTTAAAGCACTTCTTTCTGATCCAGACATAGAAGGAAGTTCAATAGAGTCGCATCCAGATCCGAATTTTGTTCCACCGCCAGCGGAGAGTATCTCTCCCGCTAATGATGGCGAAGCGCAACAAAGCATGGAAGCTCCTATGTTGCACAATGTGGTCATCAGGCGGCTTTCTGCTGACGGTGGGATTATAGTAGAAGCACTTCCTCCAGAGGAATTCCTTATAGACAGGAGAGCACGTTCAATAGAGGACTCAACTCTTGTTGCTCACAGGAGATACCTGACAGTCTCAGAGTTAACCTCAATGGGTTATGAATATGATTCGATGTTGGAGCTTGCAGGAGATGAAGACGAGTTTGGAACGAACTCTGAGTTCCTGAACAGACATCCATTAGGAAACTATGCAGACAGGTCAAATGGAGGAGAAGCAAACAGGAAGGTTTTATATATTGAAGCATATGCAAAGGTTGATTTTGGAGGTTCAGGAATAGCAGGATTAAGGAAATTCTGTCTTGCAGGATCACATCACAAACTGCTCCACCATTCTCCAGTCAGTGATCTTCCATTTGTGTTATTTAACGCATATCCAGAACCTCATCTCTGGAGAGGCTCAAGTGTTGCGGATCTAACAATGGACGTTCAACTCGTGAAATCAAGTATTTTACGCAACATGTTGGATAGTCTTGCAAAAGCAATCCATCCAGATACCGCAATCATCGAAGGACAAGTCAATATTGATGATGCACTGAGCAACAAGGTTGGTAAGCTGATCAGGACAAGGAGTGTTGGAGCAGTTCAGGAATTGAATAAGAGTTTCAACGGAAAAGAAGCGTTTCCAATGCTTGATTACATGGATCAGGTACGAGAGGATCGCACAGGAATGTCAAAAGCGTCTATGGGTTTGAATCCAGATGCGCTTCAGTCAAGTACGAAATCTGCGGTATCTGCAACCGTACAAGCATCTCAAGCACAGATTGAGCTTGTTTGCAGAGTATTTGCAGAGACAGGTATGAAGGTTCTCTTCAAGAAGATCCTGAAGCTTCTCCATAAGCATCAGGACAAAGCAAGGATGGTTCGTCTCAGGAATCAATGGATTCCAATAGATCCAAGATCATGGGACGCAGGAATGGATGTATCTGTTGATGTTGCTCTAGGACTTGGAACAACTGAGGAGAGGATGATGATGCTTGCAGGAATTGCACAGAAGCAGGAAAAGATCCTTGAGACTCAAGGTGATGTTAATCCATTTGTTTCACAACAGCAGTATCACCATACACTTACTAAAATGACTGAGTTGTCTGGATTCAAAGACACACAGTCTTTCTGGAGTAATCCAAAAGACTTTAAACCTCCACCACCACCAGAACCAGAACCGACAGCAGAGGAAATATTTGCAACTGCGCAAGCAGATAAAGTTCGTGCAGATATTGAACTTGACAGACAAAAGTTTGCGCTTGATCAAGAGAAGATGGTAAGAGAAGATGATTTAGAAAGAGATAAACTTGAGTCTGACCTTGAATTAAAGACTCAGGAGATGGAGAACAAGTATAAGACGACTATTGACCAGACTGAGATTAAAGGAATGATGGAGCGTGATCGTGAGCAGTTAAAGCTGGAAGCAGTGAAACTTCAGCAGATGCAACAAGCAGGACAGCAACAGATTGCTCCTCCAATGCGTCCAGAGGAGATGAGTCCAGAAAATCCTCCTCCAGAAATGATGCCGAACTGATGTCAGAGAAAAATGACGATTACGAGGTAGTTCAGGTAACGAAACACATGTTTATTAGACAGAAAAAGAAAAGGAGAGAAGATGTCGAAAAGAAGGAAAGAAGAGAAATCAAAGACAGTTGAGGAAAGGATTTCTCAAGGAAGTAGTGCTGAGTCACTATTACAATCTCCAGTATTTTCAGAAGCATACGAGAATCTGGAAGATAAATATATAAACGCATGGATTGCGTCCAATCCTAGTGACGAGAAACACCGAGAGCAATGTTATGTTTCACTCAAGGTATTATCAGAAATAAGACTGGAACTGGAGTCCATGATGAATAGCGGAAAAATCGCAAAACAAACTAATTAGGTAGTGAGGAGATCATTTTTCCGTAAGGAGCAAGAATGATGTCCTGAAGACCTTAGAAAGTAAAAATGGCAGAGTTGGAAATTGTCGATGGCAACATCCCCAAACCACCGGGGACTGAACTCGATGAAGCAACCGCATTCTGGGGAAAGGAATTAGCCTCTGAAAATGGTGAAGAATCATTAGAAGAACAAGCCGAAGCAAACCCCGAAGAGTCTGAAGAGGAGTATTTTGAGGACTCTGAAGATGTGCAGGAAGAAGAATATGAGGAACAAGATGCAGAAGCAGAATCAAACGTACAGTTATATAAAGTACGTTCTGATGGTGAGGACATAGAAGTCCCACTGGACGAATTAATCTCCGGCTACTCTCGTCACTCGTCATATACAAAGAAATCTCAATCTCTTGCAGAAGAACGCAAGACTTTTGAGCAGGAAATGCAAGAAGCGAGGAGCTTGCGCCAGCAAGCAATTCAAGTCCTTGAGTCCACACAACAGACTGCACAATCTCAAACGCAAGAAAAGGATTCACAATACTGGCAGGATCTAAAAGACAACGATCCAATGCAGTTCATGTTAGAACGTGACGAGTTGCGTGAAGCTCAAATGCAGAACCATCAGCGTGAAGTAGAATTACAACAATTACGAGCGCAGGAGGAAGCAGAGCAACAAACGCACTTTGATAATTATCTTGAAACTCAGAGACAGAACTTAGACGAGTTGATTCCTGAGTGGAAAGATAAGAAAGTTGCTGATTCTGAGAGAAAATTGATCATCGAGTACGGAAAAAACATTGGTTTTTCTGACGAGGAATTAGAAAAAGCATACGATTCTCGTGCAGTTGCAACCATGCGTAAAGCAATGCTCTATGACCAGTTAACTCAGAAGAGAGGAACTTTAAAACCAGTTAAACGTGGTAACATGAAAGCAGGATCACAGTCAGTTGACCTTAGTAACGTGAAGACTAAGAAAGCATCGGATAAACTTAGGAAAACTGGTCGTGTCGAAGATGCGGCAAGTATATTTTATAACATGATTCGTTCATAAGGAAACAATATGGCTATTACAGCAAATACGTTCCAGACTTATCAAGGAATAGGTAGACGTGAGGACTTGAGTAATACAATTTACAATATCAGTCCAGCCGATGTGCCTTTTATGTCAATGATAGGTAGGAGCAAAGCAACTAACACTTTAGCAGAGTGGCAGACTGATGCGTTGGATGCCGCCGCAGCCAATGCCCAAGTCGAGGGGGATGAATATGCCTACACTGCAGTTACACCAACTGTAAGGTTAGGTAACTACACGCAAATTTCCAGAAAGACTGTTGTTGTTTCAGGATCTCAGCAAGCATCTAACAATGCTGGACGAGATTCGGAGATGGCACTGCAGTTAGCCAAATCCAGTAAAGCCCTCAAGAGGGACATGGAAAAAGCACTAACTGGTAATGTTGCAAAATTAGTCGGAAATGCAAGTACCGCAAGAAAACTTGGTGGTGCTGAAACATGGATTGCAACAAACACCTCTCGTCATTCTGGCGGTTCAGGAGCAGGTGGCGGTGCCGCTCCAGTTGATGGCACTGCAAGAGCAATGACTGAAGCAATGCTAAAGTCAGTGATCCAGAGCACATACTCATCTGGTGGCGACCCAAGCGTCTTAATGGTTGGGCCTTTCAACAAGGGTGTGGTCAGTGGATTTGCAGGAAGATCGACTGCTCGTCAGAACATTGCAAAAGACGCAATTCAAGCAGCCGCTCACCTCTATGCCAGCGACTTCGGCGAGCTAAAAGTCATTCCCAATCGTTTTTCGAGGGAAAGATCTGCATTCGTCCTTGATCCTGAGTATTGGAGCACTGCTTATTTTCGTGACTTCAAACAGGAGGAAGTACCGAAAAATGGGGACCACATCAAGAGGGCCCTCATAGTGGAGTACACTCTTATCGCTAAAAATGAAGCGGCAAGTGGAATTATAGCAGACTTAACTGTTAGTTAATATGCTATCACCTTCTCGTAAGGTACTGTTAGACTGGTCGCAGGGAAATCAGGAAATATTTTCCTTCGACCAGCATGACAGGACGTTCACCATAGAACATAAAGAGGATGTTGAACCTCTTATTAAGGTTGCAAAGGAGATGTCTTTTTTAGAACCGTCAAAGGATCTGCGACATGTTGCAATAATACCTAAATTTGTTTTAGACCAATCTCTGAGAGAAAGATGGACAAAGAAAGACTGGAAACGCTGGGCGAACAATCACGACAATCGTCCATTTCGGACACACCAGAGCGTACTTTAAAGGTAGCGATATGTATTGCATCACAACGAAATACATATCCTGCAAAATTCACAGAATGTCTTTCAAATATGACTGCACATTTTCAGCAGTCAGACTTTGACGGACAACACGAAATAAAGGTTTTTACTTCTCATGGAACGATACTTCCAGAGGTTAGACACAGAGTAATTGGAGATGCAATCGCATACGAAGCAACACATGTACTTATGCTGTCACCAGAGTTGGTTTTTCCTCCAGATTCAATCCATCGTCTACTAATGAGAGGAAGAGGAGCAATAGGAGTTAATTACTTGAAAGATTACGCAAAAAAGGAATTTTCAGCATATAGAGGATCTGGATCAATCTTACCAGATGAAAGACTTCCTGAGACAGAGGAAGTAGATGGAGTTGCATTAGGAATGGTATTGTTAAATATGCCAGTCTTTGACTGTTTAGATCTTCCATTCTTTAAGAATGAGTCGATTAAAGACACACCTGCATTCACAGAGGATCATGTTCACTTCTGGAATCAATGCAGGAGTAAAGAAATACCATGTGTTATTGACCATGAACTTTCTAAAGAAGTTAAGTCTCTCCATCATGGTGATCTATGGCATTAGCAAACTATTCGGATTTACAAGCAACTGTTGCAGATTTTTTAAATCGGTCAGACTTGACTGATATTATTAAGGATTGGATTAGGATGGCTGAAGCAGAATTCAACCGTCTTCTTAGAGTTCGTGAGATGAGTGTAAGGACTCGTGCTCCTCTATCATCTCAGTATCTCAAATTACCAGTAGATTTTCTTGGTATGCGGAATATTGAACTTATCACAGATCCAATTACTCCTCTGGAGTACAGGAATCCGCATAATCTTGATATTCATAGATCTTCTGATTCAACTGGTAAACCATTATATTATACAGTTGTACAGAATAATCTGGAATTTGCACCAGCACCCGATTCAGAATATACACTGGAAATTGTTTATTACCAGAAGATTCCGCAACTTGGAACAGAAGCAACAGAGGTTACAACGAATTGGTTACTGGAGACACATCCAGACGCATACATCTATGGAACTCTTTTACAGAGTCCAGTCTATCTAGGACACGATGAGCGTATTAATGTCTGGTCTGGTAGATACCAGCAGATTGTACAACAAATAATAACGAGCGATGATAAAGCGTCCTTTTCAGGTACGACTCCTAGTATCGCTTTTACACCTATAGGATAAAAAAATGGCGGGATTTACAAACTACTTAGAAGATAAGGTAATTGGACATCTATTTGGAGGAACGACATATACTCCTCCGGGGACTTGGTATGTTGGATTGCTAACTGCAATTCCATCTGATAGTGCCGCAGGTACAGAAGTGTCTGGAGGTGCATACGCTCGTCAGAGTGTGG